GCAAATTTTACTCTTTTTCTCAGTTTACCACTCTATGACCTACCAGGAATAGAAGCTTAAGGATCAAGATAATGGAAGCAGAGGGACTTCGTCATCCTCAAGCGGGCTTTTCTTCTTAAGCCGCTTCTTAATATAGAAAAAGGTCTTGAAACACACAACTCTTAGCCTCCGGAATACTAAAACTTTGATACTCCCATAGAAGGGCACCTGCTTCAACAGAGAAACAAGTTTACTGAGCAATGAAAGAACCATCAGCGAAAGCACCAGGTAATAGACAAACTTGTATTTCTCTAGCATCCCAAACACTATTGCAAGAATAGCTTCCCCAAAGGCTGCAAATTGCTCCTTGAATTTGCCTATGTTATCAGATTTACAGACGAGGGATTTAATCGAGCAAAACTCTCCTAGCGTCATACCGGTGACTTCCCGTGTCAAAGCTTCTAAATACTCCCAAATCTCAGAAACATCTGCTTGAGCTGCGTCCGCTAGGCCGATGACCCCAGCATAATTGTAAACACCCATGCCAATTGCTACTGAGCTAGCAAGTAAACACAGTATAATGAGGCCTGCTACTACAAACGACTTCGGCTGCCTTGAGGCCAGCATGGTCTTGTAGTCGTCCACAGTGGGTCTGGTACAGTCACACTGACCTGGCAGTACGGTGGAATACACCTCCAAATCTCTGCACTCGCTACTGTGGCTGCACCTGGAAACGTTGTATAGGACAACCCCGCTATCTTCGTCAATCCTAACTTCAGTAGCTCTCCAATCACCTCTTCCCCCTGCTTTGGGAAGTTTGTACCCGAGGGCTGGGAAGCTGTTAGGTACTGCATGTAACCCAGTGCAGAACGACCCACCCGAGGATGGGGTTACAATGTAGTGCACCCCCATAGTGCAGGAGCAACTTTCCATCCTGAACTTGGATGCAAATCCACGCCTTATTTCACTTTCTATCTCCCTACTTTGGTAGGTATTGTTTAGGTATGATTGTAATCGCTTTATCCTTAAACTTTCATCACTTGCTAGTGCGCAAACTAGGCAGCTTATCAGGACCAGCGCCTGCATAGCTATTGGAGTCTGAGATAAGAGAAACATTTGG